GATTTTTGGAATATATTATATATACTACTTAAATAATATTATTAGATATATTTTATGATTAGTAAAGTGTGATAAAGTATAAGAGTAATGAATTATAGCATCGGGTGATGTGCTATGATTTTAGTCTTTGATGTAAAAGGTGATGTGAATAGGAAGGTATTTTATATCATTTTTTGGTAAAAATAATATAGAATAATGTTTTAGAGAATTTTATATACGATTAGGAAGGTGATAATATTGATAATAAATAAATTGAAAACAGTTATTGAAAAGATGATATTAAACAAATTATTTTTTGGTTCAGTGTTGATAATCATATTTTTAGATATTTCAGGTTTAGTATCATTCACCTTCATTAGTTCACTTATAGCTTTTTCATAATGTAATTTTTGTAATCTCTTTAAGCTTTCCATATGATATGCGTAGTTATGAATTAGAATAGTATTGATATCTGTTTTTTTAATCATTTCAATAGCATTCTTATTATATGCCCGTTTATATTCAGTTTCTAAATTATCAAAATTACAATCATCATTATTATACATGTAATACATATCATATATAGTGAGATAGATTGTATATAGTTTTCTCATTTTATATGCCTCGTCATCTGATAGATTATTTCGTGTATTAATTTCACGGTTTTGTTCTACGAAATCTAAATCTTCGATAATTCTTTTGGAATTCATTATATATATAATATAATTTGTGTTTATATATATACTTGTTAGTATACATATAATAACATCTTTTTTGTTTGTTCTACAATTAGAAATAGTTGTTTGATATTATTATATCGGTTTTGGTTGGAGTTGAACCAACTATCTCACGGTTAACAGCCGCACGCCTATACCAATTAGGCCTCAAAACCATCGGGATGAACCCTTTAGTATATGGGAATCCCCATTATATTTTTTTACTTTATTCTTTTACTTCTTCTACTTTCTTTACACGTGGTTTACGTGGTTTCTTAATTGCTTCGTCGGATGCCAACACTTCGCTAGTTGCCAGTGCTTCAACAGATACAGGTTCAGGTTCATCAACAATTACCTTAACAACATCTACGACTGATTTAAGTTTACGTGTTCGTTTTGGTTTGGTTGGGGTGTCTTTGTTTTCTTTTCCTGCAACTGTTCCTTTATCAACATCTTTAAGTTCTTCTTTTGGAGTCTCAGATTCTTCCTGTGGAGTTTCTGAATCTTCTTTAGTAGCTTTAATCTCTTCAACTTTAGTTTCAGTAGTTTCATCTAACTTCTTCTTATTATAATACTCTCTCGCTTTAGATCTTTTTAATTCTAAAAATGTAGGGTCTTGTTCTTTCTTTTTTTGGTAATATATACGCCTTTGTTCGTTCACACGTTCTTTATTGTTTTCACGATATTTACGGTTCGCGTTTCGCTGGGCTGGGGTATTTGAACTATATCTTACACTTCCTGTAATTGGTGTCTGAATTTCCATTATATATATAACGCAATATCTGTTTATATATATATCTACTTTTTATCTGGTGGCATCATTTTAATTTCAACAGGCATACGAACACCTTTAAAACCATCAATCCCTCCTTTTTCATCTTCAGCTGTAATAGAATCAATAGGTTTAATAACATCAATATCTTTACGCATTTTAGGATCTGATGACCTAAAGAATAGTTTTAAAATATACTCATTTTTTTTAAAATCAACTGATGTATTTAAATCGTCAAACATTTCCATAAAGGTAGTGACATCATGAAATAGTGAATTACTACGATATTGAGAAGCATTAATAAAATGTCCTAAAGCTAGACAGTAGTATCCACATGCATTATTCATAAGACTTTGAACATCTTTTTCTGTAAAAGGTAATCCTGTTTTTCCTGTTGTTTTCTTTACTGCTTTTTTTACATTTTCTGGTGGTGGTTGTCCATACGGATCAAAATATATACATTCAATTTTATCATTAGGTGTTTTATTACATTGTAAATATACCCAATGACTACCATCATTTTCATTTCCATTTTCATCATGGCTATCTTCCATATTAATAATATATGCTTTATTGTATTGCAACGGTGCTGTTAATTCATCTTTAAAAATACAATTACCTAAAGGAATCGACATTTTAACGCATAGTTCTCTAATTTGTGAGTCTGATAATGACATTAATAATATATATTATTTTGTGTTTATATATATTATCTAATAATTACAAATACAGACCAGCACCTTTTCCAACATAAAGACCACAAGAACCATCAAGCCCAACACCTAAACCTTGACCTACCATAATAGGATTAACATGATACATTTCTTGAAATTGAACAGGTAAAAAATTCTTCATCATATAATTAGCACCCATTGGTTGTGATTGTAATGCTGGTGGAAGATGTGTCATTACATGAGCTGGATGAGATTTAACACCCATTCCAGTCATACCTTCGTGTGTTGTTCCAGAATTAAATTTTTGAAATTGTGGCGGTAAAAAGTGCTGCATTTGAAAATTAATACCATATGGTTGTGACTCCATTGCTTGTGGTGTATATGCATGAATCATACCGCCTTTCAATCCTACATGTCCAGCATCACGACTTATTCCTTGACCTAACATACCTTGTTTACTTTGATAAGAAGAAGGACCAGAAAATGGACGTGGTTCAGATGCATAATATACATCATCCATTGAACCGCGTTTTGGTCCTGAAGACATATCTCTTGGCCTTAGGTCATATCGTGAAATAATTTGTTCATCATTCATTTTTTTACGCATAGTATCAGCAAGTGCTTGCTGCATGCCTGCACGTCCCATATAATTGTAATTAGTTCCTAAGGCATGATTCATTGTTTCATCATTCTTAATAATTTCAGCTTGATCATAAATATCACGCGGTCGTCGTCCTTTTAGTCCTGATTGTGGCGGTGGTGGCACTCGTTCAATAATTTGTTCTTCAATTACTTTTGCTGGTTGACGTCCTTTATTTTTTTTAGAACTAAAATAATTTTGGTATTTATGAGGATCTTCAATATAATCATCTGTAAGCATAGATGCACCAGCTACGGCGGCTGGAATAAATGGCACTAAACCTGGGGCGTATACCGCTGCAACTGGTGTAGCTGCTGCACCTGCTGCGGTTAATCCTGCTTTTACTGCTGCTTTGAATTGTGGTTTAATTGCATCTGCACCTTTGTAAATTGCACCATATGTATCTTCGCCAAGTTTTCTACTCATAAATTTATCGAATTTAGGTCCAAATATACCCCGCCCTTCTGGGTTAACGCGTTGTAGTTGTGCATGTTGTTCTGGTGATACAACTGTATTTGCATCTAATTCAGCTTGTGTTAATGCAAGTTCTGTTCCTTTATTTTTACCAAATGAACGCGATACGCGTTTATAAGTTTCAGGATGCACGATTAAATTAAATCCACATCCTTTTTTAACTCTTACTTTTTCTCCTTTTTTAAGCTTTCTAATTTGAGCTGGTGATGCATCAATCATTAAATGTTCCATTATCTTATTATTAAGAACATCTCTTTATGTGGTGATTTGTTAATTATCACATAAATGTATTATCTTGATTAATAGAATCACCTTATTTATTTATTTTATTTCATTATTTCATTATTAAGTGCTTACACGCGTGCACCCGTGAGGCAATCAATAGAGATTTCAGAACCATATTCAATGAAGCAATAAAGATCTACAGCCTTAGCACTTTTATTAGTTCCAATAATTTGAATAGATTTAGGGACGCTAGCTTCAACAGGTAACATACGTTCAACATTTACGTAATAATATGAATATTCCATATCAAACTTTTGACGATCAATGAGACCGCTAGTAAGTCCATCAGTGCATCCACCATTAACGGCGTTCTGTCCATAAAGCTGGTTGTTAAATTGTTCAAAGTTATACTTTTGAGTATTGTAAATAGCATTTTGACCACTCACCTGAACATTGAAATTTGACAGATGGCATAATGGAGATGTTGGACCAGTTCCAGCAGGATCAAATGGAGACTGAAAAACAGGAGTTCCTTGTAAAAATCCAGTGTTAGAATTCAATTGAGTAATAATAGTATCGATAGTATTAGTAACCTGAGAACCTGACCCACTTGCATAAAATGGTAAAATTAGCACGGATTTTACATTAGCAATTCCATTGGTCAATAAATTATTAAACTGATTGTTAGCAGGAATGTTAAGCACTTGATACTGGTATACATCAGTATATTTAATTTGCTTGACTGGTGATGAAAGGAATGCCTGTTCGAACGTTGGATTGAAGGTGTATGCTGGAATATATAGGTATACAGATTTTGACAACGGAGCTTCAACAATTTGTGCAGTAACCATACCAGCATCGAGAACACGTGCACCAACTGATAAATTTGTTCGAAAAGTCCATCGAACAGTTCCACCTGCAGCAAGTGTAGAATTCGTATTCGTAAATAAACCAAAACCACCATTTACCAAAGGTGGTGCATAAACAGCACCGACAGCAGCAGCAGGTGTTGTATATGCAGGATATCCAGCACTTGCAATCATCAGAGGATTAACACCACCGATAGCATTTTGAACACCAGTGCATACAATTGCTTCAGGAACATAAAGAGAATTTGCCACAGCGGCTACAGTAGATGTAGTGTAAAATTGAGTAGAAGTATTATTTAAATTTAAAGTCATTTTCATAAATACACCTTTCAATAGTGGGCACATATTGAAAAATGAATGAACGTGTTTTAAATATACAGTTGCAACAATAGCAGTCTGAACAGTTCCAGCAGTAGCAGCAGCACCATTAACTTTATTGTAAATATAAGATTTCCACAAGTCATTTAATCCAGCAGAAAATCCAGTAGCATTAAAAGCCCCAGAATCAATAAGTGTTCCATAACCATCTGTAGCAGCTGGCCCAACCAAACCGCCTGTATCAAAATTAATTAATTGCTGGCGTCTGAGAAATCCATTGTTACCCAATCCACTATCAAAAGTATTAAGAGTAGTTACACCAGCTGTTTGAGGAACAATAGTATTTGTATTATTACATACACCTTGTCCACATAAAAATGGTTTCGATGCAGGCGCACCAGCTACAGCTGGAACAAATTGAAACGAAGTAGCATCATCTGGGTAAAATCCAATTGTAGCACCTTGAGTATTAATATCATCAAGACTGAGGCTTGTCGCGAGTTTAAATGAATTCCACATGTTGATGTATGGAGTCTGTTGGCATATAGTTGTCCCGTTGTAATCCAACGTAAAACTATGAATAATTTGACCAAACCAATTTTTAAGACCTACTGCATAATCAGCACTTTTAGTTTGTGGGGAAAAAAATGGTTGTGTAATCGCGGCACTAACTGCTGATGCCGTGCTTTGAAGTGTCATTGTGAGAGGGATGGAAAAATATGATTCGCGATACGACATATATTTATTACTATTGGAGAGTTGACTCGTATCGACAACACTCTGGTTATTATTATAATTTTGATTTTGGTTGTCCAAAATGTTGATCCAATCTTTACGGATAAAGACATTAGGACTTCCTTCTATTTCTTGAGATAAATCGAAAACTAGTTTGTCACACATTATATTAGTATATAACGTGTGGTAATCTTTATATCAATTATGATTTCCAAAAATATTTTTACATTGACATCACAATATTTTTAATTTTTCCTTTTACTAATGGTTTAGGTTCTAATGAAAGCTTGGCAAGTTTATCTGATAAAGTTTTAAGACCAGATCCTGAACTATGGGACAATGGATTAAGACCTGTTGTGCGTATATAGTCATCCATATCCATATA